AAGCGCTTAATTTTTTGAAAAAAGATGCTGATTCAGGTAAAATCAAAGAATTGGTAGATAGCTTGAATTTTGAAGGCTTATTTACCGATGCCGTTAGTGATTACAAAAAATATGCAGGGGAAGTATTGGCCTTGATTGGTCAAAACCGACTACCTGCGAGGCTTCACACTTTTAAAATCACAGAAAGCGGGCGAGCTTATGCCGAGCTTGCAACAAGGACTATCGCAATGAATAATTATAGCAATGATTCAATAAGCTCCTGGGCTAAAGAGAAAAACAAAGTAACTCTCTTTCACGAGATGGGGCATTTTGTGGAATATGATGATCGTGCTTTAATCATAGCCACAAAAGACTGGATTAAATCTCGTGCCACGGGAAACCCTGAAAAGCTAAGTAAACTAGCCAATAATTCAGGGTATGGCACTGACGAGGAAGCTTATCCCGATAAATTTGCTGATCCCTACGTTGGGAAGATTTATACTTTCGACGCAAGTGAGGTAATTTCAATGGGAGTACAATACTTAAGTAGTCCTAGTGAGGCTAGAAAATTTTTCGCTAAAGACCCAGAACACTTTCACTTAACAGTAGGAACTCTTATAACTGGAAGAAAAAACCAATGAAAATTATTCTTGAATATCTTGGAGAAATAGTTCGGATTGAAACTCCTGATAACGATCCTAATTCTTGGCATATTCCTAAAATTACTGTGCCAGAGGATTTGCAAGACTTGTTTAATCTTGATTTAAAAAACGTCCTGTTTCATGGGCATTATGGCCATTCGGTTGACATAAGAGGCGAATGCTCTAACCTTGACTTGCAAGCTTGTTTTCGTGTGCCAGATCATGAAAAAGCAACATTTCCTTTTAAGTTGATTTCGAGCGAACCTCAAATTTTTGCAGATACTAACTTTCCACCCCCAGGAGCGGTGTCGTAATGAAAACTATAGAAATTCCCAAATCGCTAACCCGTTCATCCTATTTATTACCGCTCTCGCTTCGCGAGCGTTCCCCCTTTGAAGAAACGGGTGATAATACTATTTTTAGTTTTTCCTCTGAATACCCAGTAGATCGGGGGTGGGGGGTGGAGATTTTAGACCACGCTCCCAGTTCGGTCGATTTATCACGAATGGACACGGCCAATCTGCTGTTAAATCACGATCGCTCGATTATTTTGGGAGCGATCAAACGTGCTTGGATTGATCCAATGCAAAAAAAGGGTTACTGCAAAATTCGATGGTCAAATCGCCCGGAGGTGCAAGGCTATAAAGAGGACGTAGCTAACGGCATTATCAGGAATGTCTCTTTTGGGTACAACGTCTTGAAAACAGTACCTTTAAGCGACAAGGGTAGTTATCGAGTTACCCAGTGGCAACCCTTTGAGGTGTCGTTAGTATCCGTTCCGGCTGATTATACGGTGGGGTTTGGCCGCGCTAAAGGGTTTGAGGGTACGATTTCTTTAAATGTTGAGGGTTGCAATATGTCGTTAAGAGATGCAGAAAGGGAATTGGAAAGAGAAAGAATTTTGGGAATTCAGGAATTGGTGAGAAGCTATGGATTTCCAGAATTAGGCCAACGAGCAATTAAGGAAGATATGGATATCGAAGACGCTCGATCGCTTTATCTAGCTCGTTTGGGTGAGCAAATGAATCCAGTGGCGGGCGCTGTCAATCCTTTAAATTTATCGACAAAAGAAAGTAAGTCTTATTCGATTTTGCGGGCGATGAATGCTTGTCTTACCAATGATTGGAGTAAAGCCGGTTTTGAGCGGGAATGCTCTAGAGAAATCGCCAATCGGTCCGGGAAAGAAACGGCGGGTTTTTTTCTGCCAGTGCGGGATCTTCAGATAGAAAATTACCGCGCCACATACCAAGTGGGTACGCCAGCCACGGGCGGCAACTTGGTAGAAACCAATTTGCTTTCAGAAAATTTTATTGATATTTTGCGAAATAAATTGGTTATTCGATCGCTTGGAGCCACTGTTCTTTCTGGATTACAGGGAAATGTAGATATTCCAGGGCGGGCTTCGTCAAGCCAACTTTATTGGGTGGGGGAGAGTCAAGCTGGGACTCAATCCGAGGGAACTTTTCGGCAAGTACCTCTCCGTCCCAAATCAGCCATGGCATACTCGATGATGTCCCGGCTGACGCTTTTGCAGAGTTCGCTAGACATGGAACAATTAGTCCGCGATGAATTCGTGAGAATTATGGCGCTCGGAATTGATAAAGTGGCGATTGCCGGAACCGGGACTAATAATGAGCCAAGAGGGATTTTGAATCTAGCTGGCATTGGTACGGTGCCACTAGGGACTAATGGAGGAGCGCCGACTTATTCCAGCATTATCGCTCTGATGCGCGAGCTAGAAATAGATAACGCTGATATAGGGGCGCTTAATTGGCTGACTAATCCTCTTGTTAAGAGCAGGCTGATGCTCACTCCCAAGCAAGCGTCTGGGGTAGAGGGTAATTTTATCTTGCCTGAGCCTGGGCGATCCTTAATGGGTTATCAGTTAGCGTGTACTAATCAAGTGCCAGGCGATTTAACCAAAGGAACTGGGACAAACCTTTCGGCTTTAATCTTCGGCAATTTTAATGATCTAATAATTGGGGAATGGGGATCAGTGGAAATATTGGTCAATCCCTACGGTGCGGGTTTTACTTCGGGAGATGTAGCAATTAGGATTATGCAAACCATTGACATTGCTTTCCGGCAGGTGGTTTCATTTGCCGCAATTACCGACATGATCACTACTTTACCTTAAGTCTATGAAAGTTAAAGTCCGTGAGTTTTTTAATGTCAAATTGGGCGATAAAATTTACAACTCGGGGGAAGAAATTGACGTTACTCCGAACGAATTGGAGCTTATCGCTCATCAGGTGGAATTAGTTAATAATCGCAGGGAGAAAAAAGATGGCGACCTACAGAGTTAAGTATGGGCGAACGATTTACCACGAAAATCAACAATATAATGGGGGGGACACTTTAGAACTGCCAACGGAATTAGCTTTGCATCATGCGGCCAACATTGAGGTGTATAGGCCTCAAGATGTGTCTTCTTTTGATGATGATCCTGCTCCTCAAGAAGCAATTAGCGATGCTGAACGAGAATCTTGATACTTTTCTTGAC